CCACATAATAATCCCATTCGTCTTCTAATAATTCATCTAAATCATCATCATCGATGGTTGGTAACATTTTATTAATTTTATATTTAGTATATGTTATTTGTTCAGCATTTAAATCTAACTTCTGATCAACATCACGATTAGATAAATTGAGATCTTTTACTGATACTAATATAGGCTCTTTTTTTTCAGTATTAGTTTGAGAAACATATGTTTTGCCATTAGCATATAATGGATTATCTGGGAATTCTTCCCTCATCACATTTATTAGCAATCCATGTAAGTCTTCTACTTGTGACTGATTGCCATTTTCTTTATCCGTTAGTTTATTTGCCATTATTTAACAACCTTAAAATAAAATCTATCATCATGTATTTGCGTATCATCACCATTATCTCTAATAATCTTTAATGCTATTTTATAATATCGTTCTGGTAAAAAGGTATTTAAATTTAATTTAAAAAAGCTTCCTTTTCCATCACAAGATATTTGAGTGGCACTCTTTACACCCTCATCAAATGGAATTAAAACTTCATTAGTTACAGTATCAGATATACTATAATAACTTGTTACCGGTAATCTATCATTTGTTATATAGAAAGAGCTTGTAGCATAACTAGCTATTGGAAATTCAGGTCTTACACCGATTCTAAATTTTGTTATATCTCCGGATCTATATTCTGGCCTTATATTTTTTATATATGGCACGTACATATCTGTACTAATTACATCAAATGAACCAGTACCAGATAAATTAACATCATTATATGCAACTTCTAATCTAGGTAAAAATATAGTATGTGACTCTCTTCCAAAGAATTTAATAGAGCCTAATATAGATCCATTAATTTCTTCTTCATATTTTCGTTTAATTATAAATCCATTATTAGTAATATCAGCATCTACCCATCTTTGTACTATATCAGTAACATCCATTCTAATATCTGGCGATTGATTCTGAAATGATTGACTGGCTTCATAACCAGAGCCAGTCATCCATGTGCCGCCGCCTTGATTATCAAATACGCCTAGATTATTATAACTTGCTGCAGATCCAGTGTTCCATACTGTACCAGGATTTTTTGCATCTTTATAATGCCATGAAGCCCCATTAGTAGTCTCCGGAATATCTGCAAAAGTTCCAGTACCATTATTCCATGACTCTGAAATAGGAAATGCTTCAATGTTATAAGATAGTGGAAGATCAGAGGCATCCGATGCTTTTAAATTTAAAAATATTGAAGAAGAATTAATTCCAGTGCCTATAGGAGGTATTTTTCCATTACTAATATCTGTCGCGATTGAAGATATCTGTGTTCCAAAATCTAATAATATTCGTGTATTAGTTGTATTAGCTTGTATAATGCCATTTAACTTAGACCCAGAACTAACTTTTGTTAATTCTAATATCTGATCTATTCCAGTGTTTTGGTCTGGAAATTTTTCATATAATGTCGTATCTCTTTCTGCGAAATATAATTGATACATTTGTTTCCTTAATTACTTGTTATTTTTCCTTTAATATCTGCATTAGGAAATCTTACTTCAAATATACTAGGATCTAAACTAGGATATACAATATTGTTTTTTGTTGCCGTTTCAATGTCATATAAATTACCAACATATCCTTTAGTTAAATCAAATAAATTAATAATTTCAAATTTAGATACGCTCTGAACTCCTTCAACCTTATCTAGCTCTGTCATTAGATTAGATATATTTAATGGCATATTAATTTGCATTGAATCTATTTCAAATAAACGTTTTAGTAAATCAATACATCTCAATAAAACTTCATTACTATTATATCTAGGCCTAGGTATAATTTCAAAATCAACTCCTATATTAATTACATGGGCTGATTTTATATTTAATGCATCTGTTAACATTCTGAAGTTTGATAAGTATGTTCGTAAATTTTGCTTTAGTGCTTCATTTAATGGCACTAAACGTTTATTACTATCATATGCTAAAGTATACAAATTTAATGCAAAAGGATTAGAAATTGTTTCACGCGGATATGATACATCGGACGAATCTTGTTGCATATCTCCGATTACATATGCCTTAGCTACCGAACCAAATTTCTTTGGCATTGAATAACAACGAACTATATAATCTTCTCTAGTTATTGCCCTATTCTGTGCTGCAAATGATGCCATTGCATTTTGTCTTAAACTTTCTATATTTTGTTTTTCTAGTCCACCGACGGCCGGAACCGCATTATTTACTGCTACAGTACTTTTAACAAATGTTTTATCTACTCCACTGAAATTAATACTGTCGTTATATGATATTGTATCAATTTTAGTTATTGAATTAACAACAACATTATCCTTTATTCCGCCACCGACTGTATATGTAATAGTTAATGTGATATTATCTGGAGCTAATCCATATGTACGAGTCTTTAAAAAGTTAGTAGGATCCACATTAGTAGTAGTTGTTCTAGTTAAATATTCTAGTCCCATTCCTACATTTTTTGGATTTGGAATTAACTCTTCATCTGCATCAGAACTTATTCCGGAGCCAAATATCAATTCTGTTTTATTGTCATCTCTTAATCTCGTTATAAATCGTCTCGGCGTTCTTTTCAATTTTAATATATACGGTACCGTTGATTTATATTCGGCTAAAACTTCGTCATTAAATTTAATATTCAATGTATCTTCAAATACAGTATCTTGTGCTAGATAATCTACTTCATTCCAGGTATTTCCTCTATTGTCTACCACTGATACAATATCTATTAAATTACTGTCTGGCAATGTAATTTTATCATATGCTTTAGGATCACCGAATGAGAATGTCGATGTAATGATTTCACCGGACTGAACCGGTACTTGTTTTTTTAGTAAATAGTACTGCACATTGCCATTAGAATCTAATTCATATACAGATATATCCAAAGGATCATTAGCCGAATCAACACTAAAATCTACAGATTCTAATGTCCTAAATAAAATATTATTAGCTCCTACTAATCTAGCACCGGCATTGACATTTAATGCATAACGATAATCTGGAAGAGAGTTAGTACCAGATCCTATAGATGGCACTAATTGAAATATATCTACCATACAATTGGATGGCGAGTTTAATTTTGATTTAAATCCAAATAATTGAGCCATTTGTAATACACTACTATCTTCTTGTGCACTACTCAATAAATTTTCTTTAAAAGATTGATCTGAATAAAATGAAAGAACATCGCCTACATACGATGCCATTTCTATAAACATCATCCCAGGCGATGTTTCATTAAAATCCGAATATGTATCCGGAAAATAATTTTTAGCAAAGTTTATTAGGTTCTGCCTAAATTGTCCAAAATCTTTATTTAAATACTTTACGTCTTTTTTTACTAATTCCATTAATATCCTCCTCCGGCTCCACTACTACCGCCACTGCCGGCAACTGGAGCTAATTGCAATTCTACTTCAGAAGTTCCTCCATCCTGTATTACTACAGAATCAGGAGATGCAAAAATTACTATTTCTTGATTTGCTCCATTTTCAGTAACACTAAATGTTAGCCTAATAGCTATTTGCTGATTATCAATATTTCTTACAATTTTTAATTCATTTATTTTAATATATGGTAACCATTTTTCAATATCAGCTGTTACTGTTTCTTGTAATTGCAATTCTAAATCAATTGTACTGTTTTCAAATAATGCTGATTGTATATTAGTTCCAAAATCTGGTAAAAAATATCGTTCACCTTTTTTAGTAAGTATTAAATTTTTCAAATTACTTAATGCTTGTTCGTCCGTTGTATAAGAAGATACAAATACACCTTTTCCAGCTCCAGGTTCAGCATTATAAACGGATTGCAGAGATCTAGATCCTCCTGCAGCTTTATTTAAAGGTAATAATATACCTAATGGTTTATCCGGAGTTTCATTAAATGGTTGATATTGAAATACTTGCCTAGCCAATTATCTTTTTCCTTTTTTCTTATCAATCGCTTTCATTAATTGAGAATAATCTTTTGTCATTGCATTAACAACAGTAGCAACATTTTTATTACTAGTATCTACCGGCTTACCTTGTATATCTGTAACCGGAGGAATCTTAGGTTGCCCAAATGATTGAGCCATTTCACTTTTAAAATTTGCCATTGATGGATAATTTTCTTGTGTATTACCGTTACTATTAAACCCAGATGTTTCATTTAGTATATCATTCAATATATTATCTTTCACATACTTCTTGGCTGGTTTAGCAGTTGTATTAGATACCATATTAGATAGATCTAACCCATGTGTTATTGCCTTTGAATGATCTGTCTTTCTTTCAGTTAATACAGATCTCAACTCTTTACGTACAACTGATTGTACTTCTTCTCTTATAACTTTACGTAATAGTTTTACGAATAATTCTGATTTCATTACTTATCCTTTTTTATAAATATCATGGTATACTAATTCAGTTATGTTATTCCGTTAAATACTACAATAGTAAATGGTGGTACTGAACCTGGTGGTAGTAATCCAATATAAATTCCCATAATTGTTGATAGGTGATTACTAAATGCTTTTGTTAAATTAGTTGCTGTAGCTTGTGGACTAAAACTTTTAGTCATAGCAAAATGTAAATCTTTAGCTAATAATAATGGATTGCCGGGAAATAAAATAATAGGACTAGGTACTATTACTACTGGGTCATTAACTACTGCCTGACTAGTTATTCTAGAATATAAAGATTTGGTATCGCCATCTGCATTACTCAGTGCTGCGAGAGACGCAGCTGCATCAAAGGCTATATCAGATGGCAATGCCGACTTGAATTCGTCATCTGAAAGAAAGGTGCCGGCTACTACTGGAGCTATACATGGTGGTGGTGCTGGTAAAGGACTAATTAATACACCAACGCCTGGAGTCCAATACTTTATAAATCCTAATGCTGCTGGCAGAAAGTCTTTTACTGTTAATGTGTCGGTTGCAACTTTACCAGCATTTAATACTTTCTCCATGGCATCTCGTAAAATTTTTTGACGTGCTATACCTGTAAGTACTGGCTGAGGTATCGGACCTGTTGAGTAATTAACTGTTATTGGTGTTGTAGCTACTGTATATGCACCTGCCATCATCTTAATAAACTGATCCTGAGATAGTGTTCCTTTAGTTAGAAACTGAGATACTGTATTTTCGAATGGGGGCCAAAGTGCTGGCATCTACTGCCTCATCTGTGTTAGTTTGGTTTTTATCCTTGTTGCACCTGCTAACAAAGTAGGATTGCCGGTCGTCGGACCAACTCCGGTTAAATAATTTGATTCAGCTCGAGCCGTCTTCATTACTTCTTCTAGAAACTCATCAAACAAATCAAAAAACTGATTCATGTCCATTGCCCATGATGGAGTAGCAATATTAACTGATTGAGCACCAGATAATAAAATATGATCTTCTTTTGCATTAAATAATAATCTATCTGCAGATATTATTGCTTGTGCACCGGAATAATTTTTTATACTACTATTTGAAATGCCTTTTCCTAATTTTGTCTGTGATGAATCAATATTAATTTTTTGATCAGATGTTAGATACATTAACGATTTATCTGTTTTAGGATCTTCTATAGTTAACTTTTTACCTATTTGTTTATAACCATTAGTTAACATCAGAATGGGACTTAGAACTTGGCCACCTTCCCATGGTGCCTTTTTATTTTCATATGTAATATTTTCTTGATCTTTTATATTATTTGAAGAAAATCGAATCGAAGATCCAAATCTAGAATAAAATATTTTATCGCCTTCATATGATTGTAATCTAGATATATCTACATTGTCATCAATTATTTTAGGCTTTTTCTTTTGCATGCCTTTCTCATTAATAGGTACAGTTGGAGGCGATGATGATTGTATACCAAATAATTTATTTTCATTAACTCTATCATATACATTTAATATTTGAGTATAGTAATATTGGTGTTTTTGAAAATATGGATCTGCATTTTTATCTAACAAATGAATAATTAGTACATATTCACCCACTAAAGGAATTTGAGTTGTATAAGGATCTAATGGCATTGCCATTTCTACCGTTCTGGCCTTACTTCGTATATTAAACAATTTAAATTTAATTGCTCCCTGAGGAAATGGTATTTGCGTTTTC